CCGCCGCGTTCTCCATCTTCTTCGCCAGCAGCGTGTCCTCGTTCGCGCTGTATTGGTTTTCCACCTGCCACAGCTCATATTCGCTGTCCAGTGCTTCCCGTGCCGCCTTGTTTGCTTCCAGCTTTGGCTTGTACTTTTCCTCGATCTGCTGGGCCACGGTCTTCTTCGTGCCGGAGCCGGAGGATTTTTTGGTCTTGCCGCCGCTGCCTGTCGGATTCTTGGCATCCTTCGGGTCCTTCTTTATATCCGCGTCAAGGTCTTCGGCAGTCAGTCCGGTCTTGCCGCCTGGCTGCTTCACGCGGTAGGCCGATATTTCTTTTTCATACCATTCGTCAAAACCCGGCATTCCCTGATATTCACTGCCGCTGAGCAGTGCATTTTGAAACTGACTGCCGTAGTTCTTTGCCTTATTCAGCAGTCCCGGGAATAACTTATCCAGCCAGCTTCCGGCAGAATCCAGCATTCCGCTGATACCGTCACCAATGGCAGCCGTGCCGTCCGTTCCGGTCAGTCCTTCCTTGAAGCCCTCCGGGATGTATTCGCTCAAGGTCGCCATCCGTGTAGAGGGCGAGTGAATGCCCCAGAAATTGCGGAAGAATGTTTCTACGGTACTGCACAGTGTCGCTATACCGCCGGTCACAGCGTTCGTGCTTTCCGGACCGGTCAGGCCGTTTGCAAGGCCCTCGGCCATATAGGTGCCGTACTCCGTCATTTCCCTCTCATCCGCTGCTGTGTCAGCAGAGTCAAGCAAACTTCCAAGCAGTCCGCCTTTCACGGTAAACCAGTTCGCCGGGTTAAGCTGTTTGCCGATCAGTTCCCCGGCTTCGTCTTTTTTCTCGCCCAGCCATTCCACAAACTGGCTCCACAGCTCTTCCAGCGCGCCTTCAATGCCGTTTCCCTCGCCGCCTTCTCCGCTCCATGCCCAGCCGATCAGGTCGATCACGGTCTGGATCAGCACTTTGCAAAGGGTCAGCAGCGCCGCGCCGATCGGCTCCGCGCAGTTATTGATGGTATTGCAGATGGCTGTCAGGATCGCTGTCAGCGCCGCTTCAATGTCGTCTGCCGCGTTCACGATCACCTCGCGTAGCGGTCCTGCAAATGCACTCAGCACGGTCAGGATCGCAGCAGCAATACTCAGCTTGATAATGCCTCCCGCAAATGCACTGAAGGCTTTGCCAAGGCTGATAAGACATGCCGAAAATACCACCATGCCTGCCGCCACCGGTGTAATGGCACCAACGGCAAACAAGCCCAGCATGATGCCAATGGTTCCGATCACTCCCGCAAAGGCTTCTCCTGCCGTCAGGCTGGCCAGTCCCTTAAAGGCCGGTGTCAGGATCAACAGTGCAGTGGCCAGCATCAGGCAGGCACCGGCTGCAGATGCCAGATTTGCGGAAACAAATCCAAGCCCCCAGCATCCTGCGATCAATACGCCAAGTGCTGCTGCAAGGCTGAACACGCTCTTTACAATATCTGCAAAGTCAACATCCGCCAGCATTTTGATAGCCAGCGCCATTTCGATCATTGCCGCTCCCATGGCCACCATTGCCACCGCCGCAGCCGTGCTCTCGGGTGCCTGCTTGCCAAGCAGATACAGTGCGCCTGCCAGTTCGACCAGCATTAAGCTCACACCGGCCATACCAGCGCCGCCGGTGTCCGTCCCCATTGCTTTGCCCATCTGTTTTATGGCAGCTGCCATCACCAGCAGCGAAGCACTGGCGATCACCATGCTCTCTGCACCCATTTTCATCCGCAGGGGGTTCACCTTCGTGTTCGCCATCAGCACCAGCAATGCCGCAATGCCGCTCACTACAAGCCCTGCGCCCCGGATGCCGTCCATCATATGGTCACCAAGGCTTGCAAAGATCGCCACAGCCCCCGCCGCCATCAGCAGCGCCGTCCCCATTGCATTGATGGCAACCAGCATTCCACCCAGCTTCACAAGATACTTAATGATCTTGTCAAGGGTGCTCACGTCCGCTTTTCCCGCCAGCTTCTGCGCAAAGCCTGCCGCTACAGTCAGGATACTCATGGCAATGGCCACACCGTTGATGGCTTCCACGGCCCCGTCAATGTCAAGGCCGTTTGCTTCCGCTTTTGCCAGCGGGATCAGTGCCAGTGCGATCATGTCTACCGCCGCAGCCGCAGCCACAAATACGCCCGCACCCTTCACGCCGCCAAGCTGCTTGTTGAACAGCGCCAGCAGTCCGGTCATTCCGGCCAGCATCGCCGCAATGTGCCCAACCGCTTCCACGCTTTTCTCTGCCTGGGCCGCGTCCATTTTTCCCAGCTTTGCAACCGTGTTCGTCAGCGCCGCCATGCCGATGCTGATAGCTACAACGGTCCCGATCAGTTTCGCCGTGTCCAGTCCTGTCAGGTCGGTGGCTGCCAGCACTTTCAGTGCCACCACCATGCTGAACAATTCTGAGATCACGCTGGCCAAAGCCTGCACCGCCCGCGTCGGGTCGTTGATCTTCGCCAGCAGATACATACTCCCGCTGATTAACGCCACTGCCGTTGCAATGGCCTTCGCCGCTGTGGCAAGGTTGTTCGTGGTGTTTGCCTTCGTCCAGGTGTTCACGGCACCCGTCAGGCTGTTAAAGAAATCACCGATGGGGTTCGCCAGTGTTTTCTTGAAGTTGTCGCTTGCCTTCTTCAGCAGCACCGTTGCACCGTAGATTGCTGCCGCCAGTGCGCCAACGTCGATCAGCGCCAGCAGCCGGTAAAGATCCACTCCATCCTGCAGGTTTAAGAAATCCTTCACCGCGCTGAGCGCATTCCTGCACGCACCGCTGATGTTGCTCATAATGCTGGTCAGCGTTCCGCCAAAGTCCGCAAGCGCCTTTTCTGCCTTCTCCGGCAGGCTCAGCACCACGTCCCGGATATTCTCCAGCAGCGGTACCTTGCTGTCGGCAAACTCGCTCACCGTGTCCCCGGCACCCTTGAACCCGTTGAATGCACGGCCGATCAGCGCACCCATACCCTCAAAGGCTCCCAGCAGAATGCCGCCCAGCAGTTGGAACGCCGTACCGATGACGTTTCCTGCCGAAACACTGCCTATTTTGAATTTGTCCAGCACACTGCCCACTGCATCCACCACGGTGCCGAATGCGCCGAACTGCTTCTTTGCCTCTTCCATGCTTCCGCCGCGCACAAGGGCCTTCACGCCCTTCACCACGTCCGCAATGGGGCTCAACAGCGCCGCAACAGCACCCACAAGGATACCCAGCACGTCGCTAAGGCTCTCTGCCTGTCCAAGGCTTTCGTCCACCCATGTCAGCAGATTGCCGATGCAGCTTCCAATGTTCAGCAAAAGGTCACCCATCGGGCTCAGCAGATCCAGCAGCTTTCCAAGGATCATAAAAGCGGTCTTGCCAACCGCCTTCACGCCCTTCAGCCCGATGCTCAACACCCGGAATACGCCGGTAAATACTTTCTGCACCTTTTCCGCAGTTTCTTCGCTCAGCGCCATTTTCCCGGTCAGCTCGTCAAACCCCTTCAGGAAGTTGTACAGCGGGCTTCCGTCGGTCATGAACACATCACCGAATCCGTCCCGGATCGGGCTCAACACACTGTTGATGCCTTCCAGCACGTTCAGGATGCCGTTAAAAAAGTGCTCCCGGCCGCTCAGCTGGTTCATCTTGCCTGCAAGGTCGTCCAGGTTCACACTGCCATTTTGAATTTGCTCTGCCATGGAGTCGTAGGCATTTGCCAGCGCGTCCACCTTGTCCCGGTCAAGCCCCAGCTTATCCAGCTCTTTGTCGCTCATGGCGGCACGCTGATGGTAGTAGTCAGCCGCTTCCCCAAGCACTTCGTACAGCTGCTGGGCCGTCACACCGCTTTCTTCCAATGCCTTCTGGAAACTGCCCGCCTCTTCAATGCCTTCCTCACTCAGCAGGCCCTGATTCACCAGTGCTTTCTGCAAAATGCTTGTGTAGTTGTCTCCGGCGTCACCAAAGCCTTCCGTTCCCAGCAGCTGGTCAAGGCCGGAGTCGAAGGCACTCTTCAGCCAGTTGTTCCGCCCGGCCGCACCGCCTGCGAACATGTTCCAGAACTCTTCCGCCAGATCGCTCCAGAAACCCTTTGCTTCCTCGTAGTTGCCAAACAGGATATCAAAGGTCTCCATCCAGCCGCTGCTCACAGCGTCCTTCGTAGCGTCCACCGCTTCGCTGAAGCTCTTTGCCTCCTGTGCCGCCTTAAAGGCCTTCACGGTCACTTCGTCGTACTTGTCAGCCAGGGCATCAATGGCCTGCGATGCCAGCATACCGGGATTCGCGTCCACCATCTTCTTCACGGCTTCGCTGAACTCGGCAAACTTGCCAAAGGCGGTCTCCATCACCTCTTTGTCAGCCCATTTTTTCGATAGCGTTGAGCTGAACGTGCCAACCGTCACAGCGCCTTCTTTGATCTTGCCAAGCGCTACACCGGTTTCGATGATCTGCTTTTTCAGCTCAGCAGTTGCCACACCCGCAAGCTCTACCGATTTCCAGTCCATCAGGCTCAGATAACCCTGACTGTAACTCTGGTTCAGGTTATAGATCACGCGGGAGAACTCGCTTGCACCCTTGCCTGCATAGGCCGTGGCGTTTGCCATGCCCATGATCATCGGGATAACTTTCTCAATGTCACCGCCGGACGCTGTAAGCTGTCCAAGGGATTGTGTCATGTCGGTAAAGCTGTAGCTTGTCTCATCCGAAAACCACATCAGCTTGCTAAGGTAGCCGTTCACCTTTGCAATGCTCTTACCCGTCGCATTCATGATGGTCTGCACGCTGGCGGTCTTCTGAGCATACTTGCTCCAGCCGCTCGTCACTTGATCGAGGGAAAGGCTCTTTACCAGTCTTTCACCGGTATCAATGGCCTGCCTCGTAATGTGGCTCAGGGCCGCAACGCCCATCACTTCCACGGCCGAAAACTTTCCGCTCAGGTCGTCCAGCGCACCCTGCATCTCGTCAAAGTCCACTTTAGCCGATGCATCGCCGATCTTTTCAAAGCCCTTTTCCGCTCCGTCCAGCCGTAAGCTGTCGTTCAGCTTTTCGAGGCTCTGCATGGTCTGGTGCACATTCTTCTCAAACTGTGCGTTGTCAAACCGCATTTCTACTACGCGCTCGTCCACTTCCTGGCTCACAGGCTCTTTACCTCCTTCCACAATTCATCGGCCAGAGCAGAAAAAATCGGAGCCAGGGCAGGGTTAATATAATCTACCCCCTGCACATAGGCCCCGTTTCTTGTGCCGTGTCCGTATTGTAAGATCACCGCAATGGGCACTCCGTCCACAATGTTGGAGTTCTTCCAGCACAGCGTGGCCCCGCTCTTGTCCATTTTGATTTCGTAGCTCCAGCTTGCCGCTGTCTTTCCGGTGGCTTTCGGGGTGGCATCCGCAAGCCGTTCTACACCCAGTTTTCCGTATTTCTCAAGGATTGGTCGCACGCTCCAGCTCTTGATGTGGCTGAAAAAGGTCAGGCTTTTCTTAAAGTCGCCTTTCTGCCTGATCTCAATTACCTTGCTCAAAAGCTCTTACCCCCTCGAGTGAAACTTCGCCCTGCGCTGTGCATTCAGCGCCCGGATGTGCGCCGCCTGCTCGTGTCTGCCCATCTTCTCGGGCGGCAGGTTCTCTTCACCGCAGGCCCGGATCAGCGCCAAAAGCCGGTTCAGGTGCCACTTTTCGCACTCGAATGGGATGCCGTAGCTTGCCATGGCGGCATAAAACAGGTCTGCCGTCTGGTAGCGTGCGCGCTTCTTGCCGCCTTTGCGGTCTTTAAAGGTCGCGGCCGTCATCGGGTCGCTCATATATCGTTGAATGGCCAGCCAGTCTTCCCGCCGCAGTCTTGTGTATACGGTCGGGTCCGCACCCTTTGTCAGAGTCATGCATCGGACGAAATCAAGCGTTTCTTCGCGTGTTTTCTTCACGTTTTCGTCCAAGTACGGCTTGTGCCACTTGCTTTCCCATTTAGACAGTGAGAGCAGGCTGTATTCCAACCTCAAAGTTACCGGCTCGTCGTATACGAACATGTTTGTTCGCTCATCCCAGCGTTCTTCGCCGGGAATATGCAGCTCCAGCATTCTTTCACTCTCCCTGTGCTCTTAAATGTGCTCCTTTAAAAGGCTCCCTCTTGGAGGGGGCTGGTGCGTCAGCGCCTGAAGGAGTAAAAAAAAATAAAGGCTGCCCGGAAATTTCCCGGCGCAGCCTCTCTCCGCCAAAGCGGCAAAATATCAGAGTTTATCAGCCCTGTTCCGATGCCACGCTCAGTGCAGGCGCAGCGCTTTCGGTTGCGGCCATCTCCATAGCCGGGTTCTGCTTCGGCATGTCGGCGGGCATAATGCCGTTCACAAAGGCACTTGCTTTGGCCTCGTCCGTCACCAAATCCATGTAGATCATGCTGTAGGCCGGATGTGCCTCAAACTCAGCACGGATGGTGTCGTTCTTCATGAACAGGCGGCCGTCCGTACTCTTCTTGCCGTAGCTCTTCAGCACCACATCCTTGAACAGCTTCACCAGCTCCAGCTGGCTCTTCGCTGCAATGATCCTCTGGATGTAGGCACGCATGCCGCCCTCCATACTCAGCTCCATCTCGGTGATCTCCGCCTTCGACAGGTTGAAGTAGAAGTCCTCAGTGCGCTGGTTGCCGTCATAGTCGGTATAGGAAATGGTCTTTTTCAGCATCTTGGTCTCTCCTTATCGGTTCATTTTGATTTTTTCTCTCAGCAAAGCTCGCCCCTTCGGGAGAGCTGCAAGCAGCACCGGCAAATGCCGGACTGCGCGCTGAAAGGGTGTTTTTACACAGCAGCCTTTACTGCAGCGATCAGCTCGTCCGGGGTAGGCAGCTTTGCATCCTCGCTGTCGGTGCCGTACAGCAGGTCTTCCACGGCCTTCATCTGGGCAGGCGTCAGCACAGTGCTGTCAAACTCCATCACGGCGACATCCTTATAGCCGGTCACGTTCACGGGCACGGTGTCGCACTCCCAGCTGAAGGTCTCGGCGTTCGGGCTGTCATTCATGGTCTCGTGGCTCTTCTCACTGGGCTGTGCGGTCGCATTCCACACCACATGGATGATATAGCCCTTGTCGGCATCATCGTCGGTGCCCACCTTGGTCTGCCAGCTGAAGCCGAAGGCCTTGCGCTTCTGCTGACCGATGCGGATGCCCTTCACCGGGGCAGCCAGACCGTCGCAGGCCTCAAACTCCTCCGGATACATGTAGGCCTCAACGGTAAAGCTGTAGTCCTCGCCGGAGATCAGGCGGGCATACTTCATGTTGTCAGCCCACAGGTCAGTGGGTTCTGCGCCGCTGGGGCTCTCGGTCACGCCGGTCAGGCCATTCCATGCAGCGCCATTAGCCGTGCCTTCGCCGTCTGCCTTGGGGTACACCATACCGTGGGAAACACCAGCATGGAACTTGCGGGTGCCATCCACATCCCATTTTGCTCTTGCCATAGGTTTTGTCCTCCTTTATAAATAGGTATCAGTACCACACGCTGAATACGTCGTGGTATAAGTTGTCCGAAATAAAATGGCGGTCATGAGAAGCCTTTGCAAGCAAACCCATGGCCGCCGTCATTTCGCTGTCCGGTTTTGTGTCGATCACGGTAACAGAATAATGGAAGGTCTGGCGGTATACGTGGTCGTCAGCCTTCGGGCTGCGGATCTTTTCCAGCTTGTAGCAGATACAAGGGTATTTCATCCGCAGGTTTGCAGGCGGCTGGTAGTACACGTTTTCACTGCCGCACCGCTGTTTCACGATGCTGCGCAAAAGCGCATCCAGCCCGGAGCGTCTTTCACTCAGTTTTGTTGCCATGCCATAACCCTCCCAGCGTCAGCACGATGCGCGGGTACTCCACGCTCGCGTCCGTCACCTTCCATTTTCCGCCGTAAAGCGTCACATACCGGAGATTGCAAAAGTGCTCCTGAACATACGGGTCGGCAATGACGCTTAACGTGTTCGCAAGGCTGATATCGTCGTTCACCTTGTCGCGGGACTGTAACCTGCGCATGTTCCGTGTCAGGTCGCCGTAACAGTCACGCTCTGTCACGATCTCCGAGTACACACTCGGCTCTGTCTCCTTGGTCTCCACGAAACCAAGCTTCCCAAACCACTTGCTCATAGCACTTTCACTCCATTTTGAATTTTCTGCTTACTTTTCGGCAGAAGCAGCCCATGCCTGGGTCTTCACAGTCTCACCGGCCACAACGGTGATCACACCGGTCGCACCAAAGGCCACAGGCACCAGATAGTTTGCGCCCTCCACGATCACCAGACGGCCCTTCACGAAGGCATCCTCGATCTCGGCCTTGGTCGCGGTCTCCTTATAACCTTCGTCGGCATACAGCTTGTGGTCAGCGGTCTTGCCATAGGCCACATAGTTTGCAACATGCAGGTCCTTGCCCTGCTCATAGAGCTTGTTCAGCATTTTCTATCATCCTTTCCTTTGAAAAAGGCTCCCTCAATGAGGGAGCTGACGAACAGCGCCGCCGTCAGGTGGACTGTGAGACTGAAGGAGTCTCTCATGCAGCCCACTCAATGGCCATAGCGCTGTAGGGGCTGGTCAGTGCGCCGGAGCAGCGGGTCTCGATCAGGTACTTCTGTGCATTGAAGTCGATGTCAAAGTCATCGAACATGCTCACGGCACCGCCCTTGTCCGCACCCACGGTGTAGTCGGCCAGGTTCACGATCACAGCAGCCAGATCACCGCCCTTGGCACCCTTGCGGCCTTCCATTTCGGGAATGGTCACGATCTTGGCAACGCGCAGCTTGCGGGCCAGTGCGGCCTCGTCCGTATACAGCGGGCGGCCCATGCCGTCTTCCAGCAGCAGCATCTCGGTCAGGGCATCCTCGGTGGTAAACATAGTCGGGGTGCCGCTGCCGCGGTAGTCCTTGCGGGCACGGATGGCCTGCTTGATAAAGGCCTTGTACTTGTCCTCCACGGTGGAAAGGCCAGTGGTCTTCACCTGCACTTTGATGGTAAACAGGTCGGCGTCGTTGAACACCGGACGGATGCAGTTCTCATCGATCTTGTCACGGCTTGCTGCCATGCGGCCGTCACCCAGAATGTAGGCCAGTGCCAGCTCACGGTTCAACTTGTAGCGCATCTCGTTGCGCAGCCATGCCACCACATCAAAGCTGGTAATGTCTACCACATCGTCGCGATCCAGCTCCTGCTTCTTGTACACCGTGGTCGGGCCGGTGGAGCGGCGCAGCAGGCCGAACACCTCTTCAGTCTTGTAGTTGCCCTTCAGGTAGCCCTTGGCACGTGCATCGTCATCGGTCAGGTCGGCGAACAGGCTCTTGAAGCGGCTGAACGGGATGTGCTTCACGCCGCCCATCACCACGCTCACCCAGTCGTCGGGTTTGTCAATGATGCGGGGCGTGGTGTCCAGCAGGTGATCTTCCGGGAACAGCCAGTCGATATTGTCAATGCCGTGGCACAAAGCGTCCACCTCGCTGTCCTCAATGCCGGCATTTGCAAAAGCGGCCTTCATGGTGCCGCAGGTCTTGGCGGTCTTCACCACCTTGTTGATCTCGTCGATGCTGTGCTTCAGCACGGTGCCCTTCGTGTCCTTCTCAAATACGTTCTGCTTCACGGTTTCTTCCTCCTCATCGTTAGTCTCTTCGCCGTCACGCTTTTCCAGGGCCATGCCCACCAGTGCGTGGCAGCACTCCTTCTGTTCGGGTGTCATGCTGTTGTACACCTCTTTCAGCGTCTTGCCGTCCTTCTGTTCGTCCGCCCTCTCGGCTTCCTCCTGTGTTGCTTTGTCGGTCGCTGCATCGCCGCTGTGTACAAGGTCGTCCAGCGGTTCGCCGTCCGGGTCCAGTCCATGGGCAATGCTCAGGCCGCCGTCTGTGTAGATGAAGGCTTCGCCGCCCTCGTAGTCCTCGTCAGCACTGTGCTTCACCACCTCGTCGATCAGCGCACCCGGGTTGCAGCCTGCCAGCACAAGGCTCACTTCCTGAATAATGCCGTGCTGGACCGTGTTGCCCGTCTTCTTGATGCAGTTTGCATAGATGGAAAAAGCGTTCAGGTCGCCATTTTCCACGCAGGCCTTCGCGGTCCGGCCGGTATCCGTATCGTTGAACTTTGCGTAGCAATACATGCCCCCGGGCCGGTTCTCCAGCAGGCAATGGCCAAGGACGTTTTCCAGGTTGTCATGGTCATGGTTGTACACCATGGTCACAACTTTGCCGTCGCATTCCTGGAACGCATTCGGCGCAATGGTCAGGCCATCATAGCACTTGGTCTTTGCCTTCGTGGCCCAGCCGCTGCAGTCATAATCAAACTTCGCCATTTTGATTTGCCATACTCCTTTCTACGGCTTCCTTTCCAGCCGTGATCGTTTTGTTTCTCT